AAGTCAACGTTGTCTCCGTCAACAATGCCAAGCACGTAAATATCCACTTCTTCGACGGGCTTGTCAATGTGAATCAAAAGTCTTCCAGTCTTGTAACGGGTAGCCTTGATGTCGATCTTCTTGCCTTGATGGGTGATCAGGTCAGCGCCACCCTTGCGGGGGTAGATGGACAAATCGGGGTACAGGTTGAACTGTTTCCCAAATGCCATCTCCGCAAGGATGCCGTCCCGATCTATCTCTATTGGGTCTTGCTTTCCCATCTGCTTATCTGTTACTCCATTAACCCGCGCAGTGGTGTTTCTCATCACCGCTAAGGTTAACGCTATTGCAGATTCTGATGGGGTCATGTTGACAATCACACCAAGTCCAGCTTACCTTGGTCGGGCGAAACTGCCGTTTCAACTGTGTTGCCCTCTTGTAAGTATTTGACCAAATCATCCTGCGATGCAACCCTGACCGTCAACTCCTGCGAGGCTACATGATTCAAAGCCTGCGCTCTTGTGTTGGCACGCACAAGACGTACGCCCCTGTTGCTTGCGATTAAATATATTCTCATCGTCATTCTCCTTTGTTAAAACATTGATGCGGAATGTTCTATCTCCCGCAATCTTTTATCTTCTGTTGCTTTTTTTATAAACCGCTTCACAAAATCCGCCGGACTGCGGGTTCTATACCAAACAGCACTTCCCTTGACCCTCCACTTCCTACTGCGCAGTGCATACACATACTTGCCCTCTATCAAGATCGTGCCGCCGCTTGCGTCCAACTCAAACGGAACACCCGCCTCGACAAAAACCCGCATCACACTCAACCTCTCAATTTCTCTTTCATACGGGTCGTTGAAGTTATTTCTGTCAAAGTTTAAACCTGACGATAAAACCTCGTTCTCTTTTATTAACTGATCAATCTTCCATGTTGTCAGCCCTTTCGTCATCTGCGTCACCTCCTCGTTAATTGCCCCGCTGGGGCTTTTACGTTAAATTCACCCCAAAGACCCCCCTTCCCCAATGCGAACAATGGAGTTGGAGAGGAGGTTCACCCGCCTTACGGCATTTGCATGGTTGACTTGCGTCAACGCCCCTGTGCTTGCAGATTCGACCAGCACCACGGATTGTTGAGGGTAGTTGCCCCGCGCCTTTACGCTTACCGTGTAACCCTTTTCTTCCACGCAGTCAGGCTGAACTCTTGCTATCGTATGGAGTACGGCTGAAGTAGGAGGGGCAATAAAAAAGCCACTTACAACTGCCCCGTCGTAGTTCCCCATAACGGGGCGAGGCATGTGTAAATGGCTTCAATACTGTTGACTACGACGACAACAGGATGGACTCTATCACATTTTCTATATGTGTCAAGCGGTGTCATGTATAAATTTGTGGGTTTTTTGTACATGACGTACAATTAACCCCGACAAGCAGTTGTCACTCTCCTTTTTTAGCCCGCCTCGTTGCGGGCTTTTTTTCTGTGTAAACAGGCGGAATCTGCTCAATGATCATTTCCGCCCGGGGCTTGTCCTTATCCAGCCTCCAGAACACATGCCGCTCCTTTACCTGACGGTCGTTTAAATACACCAACCCTTGCAGCAGATCCAAGATCAAAGACTCGTCCAAGTCAGGTCTGCGGCTGGCGTAATAAATCCACATGGTCATCTTTATATCTCCGGACATCAGCTTTGCCAAAGGTGGGCATTGCCGTTTAAACGCTTCAGAGTAGTCCAGAGCCTTCTGCGATTTGATGAGTCTGGACATGTTGCCAAACTTCACAACCCGCCTTGAGTTGGCCTTACTTGCAGGCTCCCCAAAAATAATTAAAGATAGTGCTTGCAATTCATCCATACAAGCACTATTATCATGTCCTGTGTCCATACAAATCCCTTGGAGTGATGATGAAGATAACCAATAAACAGAATTTACCCCCGCCAGTTGTGGCTTTGTTGACTCGCAACTTCTACACAAAAGGCGCATCCCAGTATAGCGTGACTGAGCTTATGTCGCCACCAAAAATTAGACGGTTGCGCGAACAATATGATAATCAGATAGAGATTGATGTTACCTCCATGCTTGCCTCTCAGTTTGGGACATTCATGCATGGAAAGTTGGAAGCCAAGGAAATTGATGGCTACATCAACGAGGAGCGCATCTACGTAGAGATAGATGGCATCACCATCAGTGGGCAGATTGATCTTCAGAAGGATGACCCTGACGGCGTGGAGATTGTGGACTACAAGTTCGTCAAGGCTTGGTCGGTAATGATGAACAAGTCTGATTGGGAGACCCAGCTTAACGTCTACAAATGGTTGGTCGAGAAAGCCAAGCGCAAGCCTGTCAAGCGGCTTCAGATCTGCGCTTTTATTAAGGACTACAGCCAACATGAGACCAAAGAGGGCTACCCCGAAGCGGAGGCGGTAATGATTGATGTTCCGCTATGGGACGCAGTCAAGGCTGAGACATACGTGCGCACTCGTTTGGAGATGCACAGAGAAGCCAAGATGGCACATGATTTTGGTGAGGACTTACAGCCCTGCACCGATGAGGAAAGGTGGGCAAAAGAAACCACCTATGCAACGAAGAGGGAGGGTCGTAAGACTGCGATCCGTGTTTTTAAAACGCTAGAAGAAGCCACAGAGTTGGCAGAAAAGGAAAAAGGATATGTTGAAACAAGACAAGGAGAGTACACCCGATGCGCAGGAAACTACTGCGGAGTTGCACAGTGGTGCAAACAGTACCAAGCGGAAGTTAAGCATACCCAAGAAGGGTAAGTACTTGGTGATCAACTCGCATCGTGGGGTTTACTTGTGTCTGTTGTTATTTAAACAGTCAAAGAAAGAGGGCAAGTCAGACAGACCCCACACATACGTTGTTAAACCTTGGGAGACTGACAGGGGATTCTTTACCAAAACCACAAGGTTTCAAATAGAGAACAGTCAGGCAAAAGAGTTTGATGATTTCAAAGAGGCAGGAATTTTTTACAAAGGATTGTTATGAATACGCAAGAGCTTTTAAAGATTAACGTGAACGACCGCACAGAGAAGAAGAACGGCATGACATATTTGTCATGGGCGTACGCGTGGACTGAGGTTTTAAAGGCTGATCCAGCCGCCACATGGAAGGTAGAGCTGTGGGCTGACGGGACAGGTATAGGTCAGACGGTGTTGATGAATTTTGGCGACTCAGCGATGGTGTGGGTGACTACAACCATCTTTGGCAAAGCCATCACTTGCCAGCTTCCTGTGTTGGACTACCGCAACAAGCCCATCCCTCACCCCAACGCAATGGATATCAATACAGCGATCATGCGGTGCTTGGTTAAGTCGATTGCCATGCAGGGACTCGGTTTATACATCTATGCTGGAGATGATCTCCCCCTTGAGGATGCGTCAGCAACGATGACCGTAACGACAGAAACTGCGGCAGTTGATGTGCAGATTTCAGCGCCTGTAGCCAAAGCCATCCCAGCCATCAAGGATGCTGAGAACAACGCAGAGCTATTTGCCGCTGGCATGGTTGAGCTTCTGAGCCTCAACGACCAAGACGTTAAAGGTTTAAACAGTTATTGGAAGGCCAATCAGGTTCAGCTTGATGGCTTGAAAGTAAGTCACCCTGAGCTATACGCACAGGTTCGTAACGCATTTGCCGAGAAGAAGAAGGCATTGCAAGAAAAGGAGCAAGTAAATGAGTGATAACACATTTAAACCCCGTCCCGACAGCGGCAACCTACACGCTGTCCAATCCAAGACCAACCCGTTGGGCAAGGATTACTTTGGTGAGATTGCCATCAACCTCAAGGACATGACGAATGTTCGCACTGAGGATGGTATGACCATCATCAAACTGAGTGGGTGGAAGAAGGTAAGCAAGAGCGGCAAGACATACCTGTCGCTGGCTGTTGACCGTTACATCCCCAAAGCCAAGTTGGAAGCACCTGCGCCAGCACCGCAGAACGACTTCCCTGATGACGATATTCCTTTTTGATGAGGTGGTAACCATGAAATACGACAGAGAAAAGCTACGCAAGATAACTGCGTTTGTTAAAGCAAATCCTCTTATGACTCCCGATGAGGCGGCGGCGCGTATGCAGTGCGAAAAGAAGTACGTGTATTACGCAAGGTATCGGTCTGGTGTGACGGGTGTTAAGGCGAAAGCCGCATACCTTGCCAAGGCAAAGGCTGATCACATTGAGATGCTCAAGGGATCTTCACTCACTCAACAGATACCAATTGAGTTGGATGAGACGAAGCCGACAAAGCTAGATACAACAGTTACGCACAACACTGCCGCTCTTGCCGCCGCATCTATAGAGATAGCTCGCTTAAATGCAATCATTAACTACCTAGAAAAAAGGCTGGCATCTTATGGCTCTTCAATTTGAGGCAAGAAAGGTAGCCTTGAAGCAGGACAGGACGGGGTACGTCCTGACCCTCTCCCTGCACCCCGACGAAATCCCCGAAGAACTTTTGCGGGACTTTGTTGGGTCAAGGTACGGATGTGCGATGGTGAGAATTCAAGATGATGAGTCACCAACCGCATACTCAAACCGTGTTCAGCAAGCTGGCATGTTGTGTAGACAAGAGGACTTTCAGGAATTCTTGGGAGCCACGACGGAAATGAGGGCTGCTGCTGAACTGTGTAAACGGTGTGGCATAACATCCCGCTCGGAACTTAACGGCAATGAAGAGGCACAAATGGCTTATGACTCGTTGGTGTTGGAATTTAAAACAGGAGGGAGTAATGACCCATTTTAAGCAGTACAAGCCTTTCATGGCGTACTTGGAGCCGACAGAGATCGACAAGCTCAAGAAGTTTTCAAAGCAGACAAAGCTACCTATGGCGCAGATCATCAGGGAGGCAATCTCCCAACGTATGGTCAATGGTGACCCATATCAGGCTGGCTTTAACGCTGGCGTAGATAAGTCCATTGACGCTGTAAACGACATGAAACCTGCGCAGATGCGGTTTCCGTCGGGCGCATCGTTTGCCGAGTTGGTTGAGACCGAGTTGAACAAACTCAAACGCAGGGAAAAGAAAACAAAGGAGGTTGCCAATGTTGAAGGTGGGAATATCAAGGAATCAGTGTAGAGGCTGTGGTCTTTACTTCAACAGTAACTCTGTGTTTGAAATGCACCGCACAGGAGCATTTGGCACTGACCGCAGATGCCGCACACCTGAAGAAATGGAAACCCGGGGATACCGTTTAAACAAAGACGGTTACTGGGCTGGCGAGCCAAGAGAAGACAAATCAGAGGAGGACTGACATGTGGGAAGCTATTTTGCACATTTTGTTGATGACTGTGCTGTTGGCGCTGGGCGCTATTCTGTTTGTCTTTGTTTGCGCCATGATTGGTTGGATGGTTTACACAACACAGAACGGAGGCGATGATGACTGAAGAAGATGAAGCGTTCAACGAGATTGAACGCAGGAGCATTGCCAAGAAAGAAGCGGTGAAGTCATCAGTGGACGCGAAAGAAGCGTTGACCAAACTTCTCATAGAGAGTTATGACGATGGAGTCAGAGACGCATTGGAATCAGTCGTACAAGCCATCAAAGAACTGCGTCCCGCCATCATGCCGTTGGAAGGTATGGGTAGGGGCAAAGCCACGCAGGAATGGTTTGATATTTTGGTAAAACACATTGAGGAGATGAAGAAATGATTTGGCTACTTGAAGACCACGCACTGTGGCGTTTGGGCAAAGACAAGCAATGGGTGTGGTGTTGTAGCTGCACCAAGTTCTTACCTTGGTCAATGATTTATACCGTCCTTGCATGGACAAGGAGCGAGAGGTATTTGTCGGACAAGGACGCAGACTCAAAACTGAAAGCGGTGAAAGCGATGGAAGCATGACATTCAGAGAAACCACAATCAAGTACATCAAGGATATTCTTAGGTCAAAGACTATCTACGAAGTTATTTACGCAGAACTGCAAGAGGCACACCTACGCAAGCTGGAGGCTGAGACTGCGGCTGAGTACGCAGATGCCACTATTCAATACAACAGTCGCCGAATCGAAAGGTTGAAGCAACGCTTGTTTGAACACGCAGAGGAGGAAGAATGATTGACCGACTCATCCTAAGCGCAATACTTAGCGTTTCAGGGTGGCATGGCATGTTCCCCGAGCCGCCACAACCCATTACGCCTTGGCAGTTACAACAAAAAGCAAAGGAGAAATCTATCAGCGCCATGTGCAACAGGAAACCCAAGAGCAAAGCGGCAAAAGATTTATGCAGAAGATGGAGGAAACACAATGGATAAAGAAGCAATTCAAAAAGCATGGAATCTAATGTCCATGCACAACAGCGAGTTATTGTTGGAGAACGAGCGGTTAAAGAAGCAGCTTATGCGTAGTAGCTTGTGGTACGCAATCAAGAGGGCAATAAGGATTTGGCGGGGGAAGGAATAATGCTTGAACGCATACGCACATTCTTTGGAAGACTGATTGGCACACACGCAAACAAAAAGACCATTGTGGTGGTTGGTACGGCTTGGGCTTGCACCAAATGTAAACTTGTATTTTTAACAAAGAGAGATGGAGACAAGCATGACTGTGCAGAGATCTACGGGAACGGCATTTGATTGGCAGGGGCCAAGTTTATTTTCCATCGACAAGAAAATGAAACAAATGGCAGGCGGCGTTAGAGCGGGGCAACTTGCAAGCCAACGAGCAAGAGATAAACTGGACGAAAAGAAGCAAGTGCTTGTTTACAGCAAGGGGAAAGAAAGTGCCAAGACCGAAGACTGAACTGACAAAGTCAGGCAAAACAATTGGAGTTCGAGTTACCGTCAGCGAATACGAGGAGTGGATAAAAATTGGTGGGTCTAAATGGTTGCGTATGCAGCTACAACAAAGCCGCGATAATCGTTTAAATGTACCGAAACCAAAAACTACTTGAAGCTGTTAGGGACTGCCCCTGTCAACACTGCGGGAGAGAGGACGGCACAGTTGTTGCCGCCCACTCAAACCAAGGCAGAGACGGCAAGGGGCGTAGCCTTAAAGCCAACGACTACCGCATAGCCGCCTTGTGTTTTACTTGCCACGCCGAGTTAGACCAAGGCCGGGCTATGTCCCGGGAAGAGCGTTTAAACATGTGGGAGGAAGCTCATCGCTCCACGATAGGCTGGCTTTTCGAGAACAAAGTTATTGGACTTCTTTGATTATCTTTTTAACTTCCTTGATGTTTTCATTCAAGGCGTTCTCTGCCCTGCCAATATCTATCAATAGATCCCGCTTCTCGTCGCCGGTCATCTCTGCTGACTGAACCATAGACCTCATCTCGCGGTACTTCTTCATCTGCTTTTCTATGCTTTGGACATAGTTCTTGTTTGCAAGAATCCCTGCGTTGTCCTCAAAGTACTTGGCGTAGGCTTCTGCGTCACCAGATCTTTCAAGGAAGTTGAGGGTTGTCACAGCCTGATCGGTCGCGTTCTTCAGGGCATAGAACTGCGTGATGTTGCCACGAGCCTCGGGGTCAACTGCAAACCTCTTGATGATTGGCAACTGCTCAAACCTCTTAGAGGCGTTAGGAGAGTTGTCGTTGGCAGTCAGCACAGAGTCAGTCACCTGAACAAGGTACATACCGATTGTTCCTGTGTAGCCCTGCAATACATGGTCAACCTTGAGGGGAGACAAGCCCAGCGCAGATCCCAGCCTTTGAGCAACCTCTGATGTGCTTGGCCCAACTTGGAACTCGGGCGCTCTGCCTTCCATACCAGCCCCGACAATGACCCGTCCAGTAAAGGAGTTGTAGTTAACCAGAGCCTCGGCAATAGGTTTAAACGTTTGCGGCATGGGGTTGAACGCCAATGTGCTGGTGATGCCGCGCTTCATGGATTCTTTCAGATCCTCGCCGGTGTCATCTCCAAACATAGCCGCATAAATGCGCTCTGGAACTGTTTTAAACAGGAATCCAACCTCAAAGGGAATGGGGAACTTGCCAACGCCCGGAATGATCCAGTAGTTGTCCTTGGTTTCCTCTTCCTGCTTCTTGTATTCCTCGTCATCAGAGACCATAGTAAACAGCGCCACAGAGATAGCCATCAAGGTCGCACCGCGCACGAAGAAGGCTTTCTGTTTT